TACGAGCAAAGTTTAGTTAAAATAATAGAACCTATTAAACGCACGACTATTAGTCGGCTTAACAAATCTAAAAAATGGAAATATGGATACAATAAAGAAAACGATATCGTTGTTATATCAAAAACTGGTAAAATTGGGCAGATACTTGAAATACAAGGGTTGCGAATTGCTTTGCCGTTGGAACCAGTGCACGTGTACGCCAATAAAAAAAGTAAGTGGCAAAAAATAGAATACCCAAAAGAGTTAAGTAGATTAAAAAATATATTTGACTGGAGATCATACCCTGAAGACCAAAAAGAAAAATGGTACGACTATATAGACGAAGAGTTTAAAAGAAGAGAAGAAGGTTTTTGGTTTATGAACAATAATAAACCAACATATATAACAGGTACACATTACATGTATTTACAGTGGAGTAAAATAGACGTAGGTGCGCCTGATTTTAGAGAAGCAAACAGACTGTTTTATATATTTTGGGAAGCTTGTAAAGCTGACAAAAGATGTTATGGTATGTGTTACTTAAAAAACAGACGATCAGGTTTTTCGTTTATGTCATCTGCTGAAACAGTTAACTTAGCTACAATATCAAGTGATAGTAGATATGGTATACTTTCTAAAACAGGTGCTGATGCTAAAAA